GTTTGGATCTGACGGAGCCTACCACGACATTAAGTGTCCTTGCGGAAAGTACATGGAGCTTAAAAACCCTAAGGTTGGTGCCCCCAGCTTTAGAAGCAACAGGTATGGACAAGTATTCTGATGGGGATATTATCCGAATTTGCCCCAAGGGTACGGAAGGTGAAAGTGTTGAGATTGGTGGGTTGGTCATTTTACTTCCCGCTACACCTCCCGAGGAGGAAATTGCTGGATATGGACGCCCAGCGTCTATGCAGCTGTGGGAGAGAGTTCCTATGCCCGAGGAATTGTCTCGCATTAAGTCTATGGATGAGTGGGGGGAGATGCCAAGGGAGTTTCGACAGAAGTTTTCTCCGTATATCGAGGAGGAGTTTCGCCGTCGGCGTGAGGGCTTTTGGTTTTACAATAACGGTGTCCCTACATATATTACGGGGAGGCACTATATGATGCTTCAGTGGACTCGGATGGATATAGGTTATCCGAGCTTCCTAAACTTCCAAAGAGAAATTTTCTTACATTTGGCAGCGTGTGAGGCGGACCCGCGCTGTATAGGCCAGTTGTACACTAAGTGCAGGCGGAGTGGGTATACTAATATCTGCTCCGCTGTCCTTCTTGATGAAGCGACGCAGGTCAAAGACAAACTCCTTGGAATCCAGTCAAAGACTGGTAAGGACGCTCAGGAAAATATATTCATGAAGAAGGTGGTACAGATGTTCCGCCACTACCCCTTCTTCTTTAAACCCATTCAAGATGGTACCACTAACCCACGCATGGAGCTGGCTTTTCGCGAGCCGAGTAAGAGAATCACGAAGAAGAATAAGACTTCGCAGACGGGCGAAGCTCTTAATACGGTAATTAACTGGAAAAACACAACCAACAATGCGTATGATGGAGAGAAGCTTCACATACTGTATTTAGATGAGGCTGGAAAATGGGAAAAACCTACAGACATAAGGGACGCCTGGAGGATTCAGCGGACCTGTTTGATCGTCGGAAGAAAAATCGTGGGAAAGGCAATGGTCGGAAGCACGGTAAACCCAATGGACAAGGGGGGAAAAGAATACAAGGACCTATGGAGGGATTCGGACCCGACGGAGCGGAACGCGAATGGGAGGACAAGGAGTGGACTCTATAGGCTGTTCATACCCGCCTATGAGTCGCTTGAAGGCTTTTTCGATAAGTACGGCAACCCTGTAGTAAACGACCCCACTAGCCTAGTAGAAGGACTGGACGGAGAGGACATTATATTTGGGGCCAAGACCTACCTGAAGAATGAAAGAGAAAGCCTAAAAAATGATCCGTCTGAACTGAATGAGGTTACTCGTCAGTTCCCATTCACCACGGATGAGGCGTTCAGAGATAGTATTGACGGAAGCCTTTTCAATATAGGTCGCATATATGAGCAGATACAATACAATGACGACCTGTATCCAAACCCCGTTGTTCGAGGCAACTTTGTATGGAAGGACGGTGTCCAGGACACAAAGGTGATTTTTAAGCCAGACCCCAAGGGGAGGTTTAAAATAGCTTGGATGCCCCCTGAAGGCATTAGAAACCTCAAAAAAGAAGAAAGGGGTAAACGTATTGCACCGAATGCAGAGCTGGGGGTAGGCGGGGTTGACTCTTATGACCTCGATGCCACCGTCGACGGACGGGGGTCTAAGGGTGCGCTACACCTGTACAACAAGTTTCACATGGAACACCCGTCAAACATGTTTGTACTGGAGTATGCGTCCCGTCCGCCTTTGGCTAAGATTTTTTATGAAGACTGCCTTATGGCGGCTGTGTTTTATGGATACCCTTTGTTAATTGAAAACAACAAGTACGGTATCGCAAGATACTTTGAGTCAAGGGGTTATGACGGCTACTTGCTTAATAGGCCAGAGCACCTTAGGGCCGCAAATTCAAAGGTCAACGTAAAAACAAAAGGTATTCCTTCAAACTCACAAGATGTAATTCAAGCTCATGCACATGCCATTGAATCATACATACACGACCATATTGGCATGCACAGAGAAACGGGGGAGTATGGTAAGATGTATTTTAACGATACTCTTGAGGATTGGATTGGGTTCAAGATCAACGACCGTACTAAGTTTGACCTTACGATTAGCTCGGGTCTTGCGCTGCTTGCAGCCCAGAAATCAAAGCCCAAAAAAGACCCCGTAAACTTTGATGAGAAGAAATTCTTTAGGAGATATAAGCCAATCGGCTAACAATCAGAATATTTCTATATTTGCAAAAATGCAGAATCCCTGATGTACAGCAAGAATAACAGGCAAGGCAAAAGCTTTCCAGACCCGTTGGCGCCGCAGGATATAAAGGCAGGCAAGAAGTATGGTCTGAAGTATGCCAAAGCCATAGAGGGTCAGTGGGGTAAAATGCAAGACTCTGAGTCACTTTACAGAAAAAGAAATAAAATCTGGGAGAGAAACAGAGACTACGCAAACGGAACTCAAGACACGAACATATACAAAAGGATCCTTACCTCTATGGATCCTAATAGCGCCGATGGCAGTTTGGTAAACTTGGATTACACCCCAGTGCCAATACTCCCAAAGTTCGCTAGAATTGTTGGCAACAAAATACTGTCAAGAAACCCATACCCTAACCTTGAGGCCATAGACCCAATCTCTACTTCTGAAAAGAACAAAGAGAAGCAGAGAATAAAGGTTCAGGTTCAGATTAAGCCAGACCTTGAGGCTCTTAAAGCTGAGACTGGTGGTCTTGTTTTAGATAAAGATCCAGCTGAACTTCCAGACACCCTGGAGGAGGCGGAAATCTTTTTGGAAACAAACCTTAAGACTGACGCAGAGATAGCTGCTCAGATCGGAACTAACCTAACCCTCTCTTGGAACAACTTCAATGACAACATATACAGAAGAGCTGTCAACGATCTTGTTTCTTTGGGCATGGCAGTGGTCAAAAGATCTAACGACCCTAACTACGGAATCAAGACCGACTACGTAGATCCCTGTATGTTCCTGCATAGCTACACAGAGGATCCAGGAATGAATGACCTCACGTATGCTGGTCACATAAAAAGAATCTCTATACAGGAGCTTAAGCGACTTGCTGGCGATCAGTTTACCGAAGACGAGTACGCAAAGATGGCTCAGGGAGCTGCTGGCATAAACGGCAACGATTCAAGCAAGCTCAACCACCAGTACTTCGACGACTACCTGAAGAGAAATATTTACGGGTATGACGAGTACATGATTGACGTCTTGGACTTTGAGTTTTTGTCTGTAGACTGCATGTACTTCGAGGACAAAGAGAACAAATACGGAAACAGACTTTTCTTTTACGAGGGCTTTGAGTACAAGGAGAAGCCAGGAAGCGTGTATGAAAGAGAGCCAAGAAAGATGAATATCGCCACAGTCTATGGTGGAAGCTACATTCTTGGAACTGACTTTATGTACGACTACGGGATGAAGGCCAATATGCCTAGAAACATCCACGATATTTCTAAAGTTAGACTTTCTTACTCTGCTGTATCTACGAACATTCGTAGAATGATTCCTAAGTCAATGGTTGACAGCTGCATTGGCTTTGCCGATATGCTTCAGATCACACACCTTAAGATTCAGCAGGCTATCGCAAAGGCTAAGCCAGACGGATTGATTATTGACATCGAGGGGTTGGAGAACGTCCAGCTCGGTAAGGGCGGTGAGCTTCAGCCACTGGAGCTTCATGATATCTACGAGCAAACGGGTGTCTTCTACTACAGAAGTAAGGACCCCGAAGGTGGATTCCAAAACCCGCCCATCAGAGAAATAGGTAACAGCATCAGAAACATCAATGAGCTTATCGGTATTTACAATCACTACCTCAGGCTTATTAGAGACGCTACGGGCATCAACGAAGCGATGGATGCAAGCTCTCCAAAGGGTGATGCTTTGGTTGGCGTTCGTGAGCAAGCTATTGCTGCAGGAAACAATGCCATCTATGACATCACTAACTCATCTATGGTGCTGTTTAAGAAGGTTTGCGAAGACATCGTCAAGTGTCTTCAAATACTTCCTCCTGGGTCGGTTATAACCAAGGCCTACGAGAATGCTATTGGAGAGGAAAACGTGAAAGTCCTTTCTTCTTTCTCTGATCTCCCTATGTACAACTTTGGTGTTCAGGTTCAGAAAGAGATGGAGGACGTTGAAAGACAGTTCCTTGAGCAGAACATACAGGCTTCTTTGGCTCAAAAAGAACTTGACCTTGAGGACGCCATAGCTATAAGACAGCTTAAGGATATAAATCAGGCAGAACGTCTTCTTATTGTTCGCCGTCAGAAGCGCATGAAGAAGCAGCAGGAGCAAGCTCAACAAAACTCTCAAATGCAGGCTCAGCAGCAAGCTCAGGCTGCTCAGGCCGCTTCACAGGCTAAGCAGCAAGAGATGCAGATGGAGGCTCAGATTGAAAGCCAAAAGATGCAGCTTAAGAATCAGCTTGAGATTCAGCTTGAGCAGGTCAAGCACGAGTACAGAAAAGAGATTGAGATTATCAGAGCTCAAGCTACTCTCGGGTTTAGAACCGAAGACCAGGAGTTTAAAGAGAAGCTCGATGTCCTTAAAGAAGACCGAAAGGACGAAAGAATCAAAAAAGAATCTGCTGAGCAGAGTAAGCTCATCTCTCAGCGTCAAGGTAAAAGGGGGGAAATGAATGAACCCATGGAGCAAGACCAAGGATCACAAGACATTGACGAAATACTCGGACTGTAATGGCTAAGAAAGTAAACCTAGACGTAGCACAAACACTGAATATCACATGCAGACGCGGTGATACCTTCCAGCTTAACATGATACTTAAGGACTCTTCTGGAAATCCACTTGTTCTTGATGATAGTGGGGATACTGACGCCTACAAGTTTGCCATGCAGATTAGAAACTCTGCTGACCAGGATGGATCGGTTGGTTTGATTGCTTCCACATCTGAAGGTGTTCCAGACGGCGTTGGTAGCTACATAGTGATAGAAGAAATTATTGGTGATGCAAATGGCAATATATCTGTTGTTATTCACGACTACGAAATGAGGCAAGTTCCTTCTGGTAGGTATGTGTATGACTTGCAGTACAGAATACCCTCGGGCGCCCCTCAATCCAAAGATTTAGTCAAAACGATTCTTAAGGGAGCTTTTGTTGTCAATGAAGACGTTACAGAAGAACCATCCCCGCAGGACTTGGCACCTAGAAACCTTTTAGGTAGATAATGATTTGTCTACTCCAGCAGAAATAATCCTTGGAGGCGATGGTATAACTTCGGTCTCTGTTGACTCGACGGATGGACAGTCTATTGTTGTCACTCCTGTCGGAGGAACCGTAGTGTCTGTAGGTTCTGCAGAAACACAGTCTATATCTATATACTCTGACTCTGTAGAGGTAGCTGTACAGTCTTCTGATTCACCCTCTGTGTCTATTTCTACCGACACTATTTCGGTAGAGGTAGCCACGAACACCAACGCTGGTCAGTGGCCAAAAAGACTCAGAGACCTTGAAGACGTTGTTGGCGACCCATCTAGCGGTCAAGTACTGATATATAACGAAGGTGAGAACAACTTCCAGTTTGCAGATCAGACTGGTGGTGGAGGAGATGGTGACTCCAACGAGCTTACAGACTACGCCATCACCGTAACCAACACTGACGGGGCTTTTAGCACAATAAAGGGCTATACCTACGAGGCTCTTACTAATATGACGGATGTTTTGAACGACATCCTAAACCCTTACACTAAGACCTCAGTGTCTCTCCAGTCGCTAAGGGGTGCTGCAAACGGGGCTTCTCTTACAGTTACTTCTTCTACTGACTTCGAGGTAGGGGCTTCTATTACCCTGGACAAGATTTATTACATCGTCGGCGACGTAAATAAGGTAAAGGACGGCAGCTTGTCGTTGCTAAGGGACGGAGCTTCTCATCAAAGCCTTCCAGAAATATCAACATTTGACGTACCAATAGACCCAGTAATAAACTCCCAGTACAACTCTTTGGCTCAGGACATCTACAAGATAACTTTTGTAGACAACGGAAACCCAAACGGGCAAGAGTACAACGGAACCAGTAACTCTATATCGCTTAACTGGAAGTACAGGTTTTCTTTAAAGTCATATAATTTTATACCAACAAATTCTTCCGAGGCTACGGAGTTGTTTAACAACCCTGAATTCACATCAAGCACCATACTTACAAATGACCCAGGAGGAAACTCCTTGGATTTTGTTTGTGACGAATTAAACGCCACAAATGGATACTATTCTATATTGATGTATCCAAAAGCGTTTGGAACTATAAAATCGGTTCTTCAGAACAATTCAACCGACTCTACTGCAGACTTTGTGTTAGAAGGTGAGTTTGACGTAACCAACATTTACGGCGTAGTAATTCCTTATTATCTTTACAGAACGAACGACACTGGGGCGTACAATGATGGAATAACTCTAACCGTAACACTAAACTAAAATGCCAGAGTTTGCAGGACAAGTAAGACACTCTAATGCGGAGTATCCAGTTCTGGATCTTACAGATGGAGCAGGGCAGTTTAATCAAAGCGGAAAAAGCCCTGTTAAGGGTATTGGTATATTCGAAAGTATCGCTAACAGGTCTTCTGTTACTCAGAGGTACAGGACGCAGGGGTACCTGGCCGTTGTAGGGACAACACCTTATGTATACACCTCTAGTAGTGATTCTGACGATGCCTGGGAGACAGAGGGGAACTGGGCTGGATTATCGTCTACAAACGGGATACCAAGCGGAGGCTTAGAGCACAACGCTCTTGTCAAGTTGTCTGATGATGACTACGACGCTGGGTGGACTGGAGACCCGCTGTTTTCTACTTTGTCGCTAAAAAAGACTAACTACCCTCACCTTGAGTTTTCGAGCACCCAAGCCCTCACAACATCGGAAGGCACTGTATTGGGTAGGATTTCATCTAATGGAGTTTCTCAGCTTGAAGAAAACATTTCGGCCTCTGGGCCTAAGATAGATTTCATTCAAAGTGGCGTCGCTGGAACGACATCTGTAAGCGGATCTATAGAGTTTTACACAAGTAACGCCTATGTTGGATCGCCAGAAAAGGCCTTTACTTTGAATGAAGAAAAAACAGCTATATTTGCACCAAACCCATCTACTCCAACGCCAGAGCTAGGTGGATTTTATTACAACTCTTCAGAAAATCATTTCTTTGTCGGCGTAACAGAATAAAATATACAAAATGGCAACAGTGTGGAAAAAGGTCCTCATGGAAGGATCTGCGATAAACATAAACGACGTAGTCGGGGTAACAGACCTTGAGAAGGGTCAACTCCTTCGTGGTAATGCCGCTAACTCAGTCGAAGAAATTGACGTAACGAGTGGCAATATAATTTTTGGTAGCACCAATAATGACGCCCTTCTTTGTTCCTTTGGCACGGCTAACCCTGGGAATGGCGGAGTCTCAGTTACTCTGACGAATCAAAACGATGATGCTCTTACTGGTGTTGTTACGTTTACTGTAGACAACGACGCTATAAGTACTGCTAAAATTCAAGACAATGCTGTAACGCTTGGTAAGCTTGCTCACCAAGCGAATGCGGGTATTCTTGTGTATGATGGTGCTGGTGGCGAACCATCGTTTTTGAGTGCTAGTGGCGAAGGAAACAAGATACTTAAGGTAGATTCAGATGGACTTGGATTTTCTTTTGCAGATGGTTCTTCAGCAACCTCTGTGTCTGTTACTGATTCTGACAGTACTCCAGATACTGCGAGAAGACGAATTTTGCACGCTGGAACGACAACGGCTGGTGACGAACCACTTCAAACTGTTTTTGGTGATACTGAGTTTACGTACAAAAATCAACAGGCACTAAACACATCCTATTTTACCGACTGGACAGGATCGTATGCCGTTAGCAACGTATCCGACCTTTACGCGGGCGGTGATCTTGACGCCGCCATGATAACGCCACAAAATGCTGGTATTGCTGGTAACCTTCTCGGTACAGCTCGCGGGGCTATGTATGTGCGTGCAGATGCAATAGCTGCCACCGACGACAGCTTTTACTCTCTTGGCTTCTTAAAGAACAAATCAGGAACTGAATTTTATCACACAGGCTTTCAATCTGACCTTTCCTACAACCCTAAAGAAAAAGCGCTCAAGGTCCCAAACCTGATTGTTACTGGCCAGCAGACGACTATAAACACCGCAAACCTTCAAGTAGAAGATAAAACCATAAGGCTCGGTATTGGAACAAGCGAATCAAGTGTAATCACATCATCTGTGGCTTCTGGCGGTGGTATTGTGATAAACATTGGTGCAGCTGGTTTTGACGCTGGTGACGAAGACGGGGTGACTGCTCAAAACGCAGAAGGAAATTTGCCAAGAGTTATCTGGGACAATGGAGCAGGAGATCAGGCCTCAAGTAACTCTGTTCTTGGCTGGAAGGCCGCATACAAGGGTTCTGGCGCTGACACCGCTCTCGGAGCTTCAACAGCTTACGGTATTGGCGTTATGCACGTCACCGATCAGACGGCAGCCACGGCGCTGGGTGCCGATCTCAACAACGCCACCTTTAGCATAGGCGTAGGAGCCATGGCTCTTGTTGACTATGATAATGAGCCAGCACTTTACATTCAAACGGCAATCTAATGGGATTGCTTAGCGGAAAAAAAGACACTCAAGCACCGCACCCTACAGACACGCTAACAAAAGATGAGCTTGAGCATCTTTTGTGGGCAATTAGTGAGTCGACTTTTAGAGGAAAAGACGTACATTTGCTTTCAAGCATTGTAAATAAACTTTCAAATCAATTAAATTCTAAGTAAAATGAAGCTCGATATCAATGAAATTTACTTTTTGAAGCAAGCTAGTGAGTCAGTAAACATCAAGGTTACTGACGCAAAATTTGCAACCGTTCTTATGGAAAAACTCGACAAAGAGTTTGAAAGACTTCAAAAAGCAGAAGAAAAAAAGGTTGCTGATGTAACTGCCTAATTTTCTTAGGCCATGGCAACTAAATGGAAAAGACTCCTTACTGACGAGGATTTAACTGAATCTTTTGGGAACCTAGGGACTGGGGATCTATCTCAGGCTGACTCTGAACGGAAATACAAGATGGGTGATCAGACCCGTCTAAAGTTTGAGTGTAACTACTTTGCTGGAAACGACCTCACCTCACTTCCGATCATTGAAATTGAAAACAATGGCATGGCAAATAGACACCTTTTTTTAGGAGGTGACCAAACTTTTGTTGGAGGAAATACCGCCACGGCAACCGACAAATATCGACTTCCAGTCCCCAACACCTTTGCTGACAGGTCTTTTGTTTTTGCAGAAGATGATCAGCAGGTTAAATTCAAATCATCACATGAGCTTTTTAACCCTGTCGACGGGCTGGCTTATAGTTCTGGCTATGAGTCTGTATCCCCAGTAACCAGCGGGGCTAATGAGGATAGCGTGTTAATCCACGACAAGTCTGGCTCTAGATTGTCTACGGCAAAGATATCCGACATAGTTGGAAGCAAAATTTTTTCTTTGACGTTTGGTTATAACGCATCTATACAACCTGGAACAATAGCATCCACGGCATCTTCAAATCAATTTATGAGAGGAACAAATGGAGTTCAGTTTGAACAGAACTACGGTCACATAGTTCCAGCTCCATGCAAAATTATAGGTGGTACTTTTTCCTTTTTTAAAGATGTAGATGCTGGAGCTACGAGCGGCACGCTCAACACTAGAAGAAGATTTAATGTGTGGATTGGAAGCGTTGCTAGTTCTCCTGGAAGCTCTGGAGATGCGGCTTTTCCAAATGCAGCATACGCCTTTTCAAGCGACCTTATTGGGTACAATATTGATCAGGGAAGTTACATTGGATCTTATGAGTTTGATTACGATACTACACTTTCGGCTGGAGACTTTGTCTCTGTTGGGATAACGTCATATTTTGCTCAATCGATTAACAACGGTCCAACAAGCAGTCACCAAGCAACGCTGTACTTTCGTTATCTTGATTAAAAAAGAGGCTTCGGCCTCTTTTTTTATATTTGCACTATGCCGAGAGTTATAAAAGCAAAAAAAGGTGTAAAGCTCAAGATGGGTAAGCATAAGTCAAGGTCGGGAGGCCTTACTCAGGCTGGCATTGACAAATACAATAGAGAGACTGGTAGCAACCTTCAGATGGCTGTAACTGAGTCTAACCCAACAGGAAGGAGGGCTGCAAGAAGAAAATCATTCTGCGCTCGTATGAGAGGAGTAAAAGGACCAATGAAGAAACCAAACGGAAAGCCTACTCGTAAGGCGCTTGCGTTGAGAAAGTGGCGCTGTAGATGAAGACGTTAAAGGACGCATGCTACCACAAAGTGAAGGCTCGCTACAAGGTGTGGCCTTCTGCTTACGCATCGGGGGCGCTTGCTAAGTGCCGTAAGGTTGGTGCATCAAACTGGGGTAATGCCAAAAGTAAGAAAGACTAAAGCTGGCCTCAACCTAAAGCGCTGGTTCAAAGAGGACTGGCGGACGCTCTCTGGGGATAAGGATTATTCCAAGGGTGACAGGTCGTTTCGACCTACTAAAAGGATTTCAAGTGAAACTCCAACTACCGCTGGAGAACTCACTGATTACGAAAAGGCTAGAGGTAGAAGAGAAAAAAGAGAGAGGGGTCGTGTGAGCAGATGGAGAGTGAGAAAGAAAAATAGATAATCACTATATTTGCGGAAAACAACAACAACACTTTTTTAAAATGGCTACAACCACTACAACCATATCCATCAACAGCCCAGATATTTCTGGTGATGTTTTGGCTATAAGCAAAACAACTCAGCTCAAGAAGGCTGGCGTTGCCACTGGACTCGATCAGACGACTGGTGTCGGCAAGAAGATAACTCAGTCTACGACTCAGTACACTCTTTTTACTGCAGCCGACTATGTTGATGATAAGGCCCACAAGGTTTACATTAGAGTGAATTCAAACAATGTTACAGAATATGTAACGTTGACGGTTGGCACTCAAGTCCTCGGTAGACTTTACGGCGGAGATTTCGTGTTTATGCCTTGGGCTGGTACTTCTGATATTAAGCTTACCCCAAGCGTTTCCACGTCTCTCGCTGTTGAGTACTTCCTTGCATTTGAAGAGTAATGGCTAGGGTAAAAGCTGCATTCAACTTCAGCACTGCAGACGCTCTATCCTACCCAATCAATCTTTCAAAGTCTTTTACAGGGCCAGTAGATTCTGGTCACGCTATCAGATCAAAGGTTTTGGGTACGGCTCAAGGGTCTGATGCTGTTACTGTTGCAAAGGCCAATGACAAGACTGATGTAGCCTATGTCTATGTCTGCAACCTTGACTCAACAACTGAAAATTACATATACGTCTACACAGGTACTACCAACATCGCTAAAATTGCTGGCGGCGAATTTGCTTTCATCCCAGCTATGCCAGATATCGACCTGAAGGTTTACTCCACTCAGGTTGGTCAGATGATTGAATACGCTGTGTTTGGTATTGATGACACACAAGCTAAACTCGGATAATTATGGCGCATCCAAACGAAATTATTAAAAAGCAGGCACCTAACAGGATTGTCCTTGTAGATGAGGCTCAGACCTTTACTGGTAAGTTTTATGCATTTACGCCAGTTATTCTTGCTACTAGTACGACTAGCTTTGCCGTTGAGACTAACGGCGGGGGCGGAGTAATGGAATATGATGCAACTGCTACGCCTGCGGGTTTTGTCGAAACAGGCGTAAATACTTCAATTACAATGCCAGCAGCTGTTGGTGTAACAGTCTTTGGTCAGTTTAGCAAGTTCACTGGCGTTGCTAACTGCTCTGTTATCCTTTACCTGGACGAGCAGGACAGATAATCAATAAAAACAATTTAATTTAAGATGGAAGAAAACATCACCAACTTTGAAATTGCTTCTTCTCCTGAAGAATTGCAAGCAAGCATGGAGCGTGAGACTCAGCAAGAGCCTCAGAACCCAGTACAAGAAGCGGCTCAAGAGCAGGTTTCAGAACCTGTACAGGAGACCCCCTATGTAGACCCAGACGCGGCTCCGTCCGAGCCACAACAAGAAACACAACCTGAGTACGCAGACGAAGACATTGAAGATGCTGTCCTCACTTATCTGAGCGAGAGGCTCGGAAGAGAGATTAGTGACTTTGAATCTTTGTCTCAACCTCAACAAAACGCTCTTGACGAAAGAGTTGAAGCGATTTCTCGCTTTGTAGAAGAAACGGGAAGAGCTCCTGAAGACTGGTTTGCATATCAGCGACTGAACCCATCCGAGATGGATGATTCTACTGCTATTCGTGTAGACCTTGCTACGGAGTATCCAGACCTTACTTCTGACGAAATCAACATGCTCGTCAATAGCAAATACAAGTTGGATCCAGACCTCTATTCAGAGGACGAGATTCGGATGTCGCAACTTCAGATGAAGATTGATGCGAAGAAAGCCAAGGATAACATCGAGATGATGCGTAATGAGTACATGGCTCCTGAGCAAGAAAACTTCTATGGTGAGGACATCATTGATGAGACTTGGATTAGAAACATGGCCGCAGAGGTGGACGCCATAACAGGTCTAGAGTTTGACCTGGGTGGTGACAAAACCTTTACGTTTGGTCTTGATGACGATTACAAGGCTCAGCTTGTAGATAAAAACGCTCGTCTTGACGAGTACTTTGATCCTTACGTCCGAGAGGATGGTAGCTGGGATTATGATATGCTTTCTTCACACAGAGCTGTGATTGACAACATCGACAAAATTGTTTCGTCTGCTTACAGACAGGGCATGAGCGATGGTCAGCGTGGCGTTGTGGACAAGGCGGCTAACATACAAACCCAGACACCGCAGGTCGGACAAACTCAAGATGGAGACCCCGTCATTTCCCAACTAAAACAAATTATGGGAGACGGAGGTCGCATGACTTTCAAACTATAACACTAAGAAATTATGGCTACTAGCCCAACTACTCCTACTGGTGGTGTCGCAGGCAACAACGGTGCATACCAGCCAAAATTCAGGCTGACCCCTGAAAAATACTCATCCCTTAACGACCTCTTGGAGGCTAAGGGTTCATCTGAAGCCGATGCTATCAACAAGCCTGAGGTTCGTGATCTTTTGATCAAGACCTACGGTGACCAAGGCATCACTGGCTTCTTGAAGCTCACTGGAGCCATCAACAACGCAGGTACTGCCGACCAGATCGAATTCTTCGAAGAGGGTCGTCGTCACAGAACGATCACTGGATTGAGCTACACTTTCTCTTCAGGCACTGATCAAAAAGTTGACTTCGCAATTACTTCTGACTCAAATGAAGATCCAGCAACAACTAAGTTCTTGCAGACTCGTGACGTCATCATGAATGCTGCCACTGGTATTCGCTACTTGGTCATTGATGATCACAGATCTGACGCTGGCAACGATGCGGCTGTTGTTGAGCTCGCTCGTTTGGACGGCGCGGCTTTCAGTGCTGCCGATGACTCTACTTCTGGTCAGCAGTTTGTTTTGCTCGGAAACTTGTACGAGCAAGGTTCTGACCAACCCCAGCACTTCATGCAGCCAGAATTGAAGCGTTACAAGAACCCATTCATGATCATCAAGGATCGCTACCAAGTCAATGGTTCACAAGCGACTAACGTCGGTTACGTGAACATCGGCAACGGTGATTACAGATGGTTTATGTACGGTGAGCAGGAAGCTCGTAAGCGCTTTGAGGACCGCAGAGAAATGATGATGTTGTACAGTGAGCTTCACGACGAGACTTCTGCTCCTGGTGGAGTTGCTGGCTCTGAAGGTTACTTCGCTGCTATCAAGAACAGAGGCTTGGTCGCTACTGGTGCAAACGCTGCTCCTTTGACTTTGTCTAACTTCGACGACATCATCATCGAGTTGGACAAGCAAGGCGCTCCTGCTGAGTACGCTATGTACTTGAACAGAAAGCAAGACCTCGCTATCGACGATATGTTGGCTGCTGGTATCGCCACTCAGGTGACTGCTGGTTTGGCTGGTCAGTTTGGTGCGTTTAACAACGACGCTGACTTGGCTGTAAAGCTCGGCTTTAAGTCATTCACGAGAGGTGGATACACGTTCCACAAGCACGACTGGAAGTTGTTGAACGACCCAACCTTGGCTGGTGCGTCAACTAAGGTCCAAGGCGCTATGTGCCCAATGACCCAAGTTACTGACCCACGCTCTGGAACTAAGGCTCCAGCGTTGGAGATGAACTACAAGGCTTCTAACGGCTACAGCCGTGAGTTGGAGCACTGGGTGACTGGTGGTGGCGTTATGGGTCACAACAACAACGGTGATGCTGGTAAGGACGTTATGACCTTCCACTACCGTTCTGAGATCAACTTGATCACTCGCGCTGCTAACCAGCACGTTCTGATCGAGGGATAATAAACCTGAGGTGACGAGAGGGGGCTTCGGCCCCTTCTCTTAGCTTCATAACACCTTTAATCATGGCAAACAAGCTATTTCCTTTGTTTTCTCAAACGGCTAGTGCTACGATGACTCTTGACATTGCTGGCGACGCAACTGTTGCGAATCACGACTACACTGTTGACTCAAGAACAGTTCTTATTGATGCCGCTGGAGCAGATGCGGCTCCAACGCACAACGTAACTATTTACGGAGAAACTGGTCTTGTGTTTTTTGTTGACATCACTAGCCTCAATAAGGACACTGATACCGCCGCAGCTGCCGCTGTTGTGTTTAGCAGACCTGAAGGAAGCGAAACGGTAACATTTGACGCCACCACTGAAGCGGCTGCAATAATGCTTACTGAAGACGGATTCGAAGATGTAACTGCACTTCTTGGTGCGGCAACGTCAGGCGCTACGTTTGGATAACGTAATTGGGGGGTAGGAGAATGATTCTTACCCCCCTTTTATTTTAATTTCATGAAAAAGTTTTTCCTGTTTAGAAAGGAGAACGTAACGATATCAAGCGTTCCCGTATCAGATCAAGGCGTTGGCATAAGCGTACTGGCCTTGCCAGCAGATAGCATGTCGTTTATGAGCGCATCTAAAGGGATGGTTTTCATTGCCTTTAACGATGCCACTGTCTACGAGGAATCAAACCTCACTGACGGAGAGTCTTTCGAAAAGACCACAGTAAAAATCCCGTGCGAAGAGGGCCAGGAGGTTGGATTGATGGAGTCTATTCTTGCGTTTATCGCTAGAGATGGTGGATCGTCTATAATGAGATTTGACGCAGTAGACAGGGATTCTACTTTTTCAAGAGTCTCTTTTGACGATAAGATTCAATCTCATGTGCATGTCAATCCCATAAAAAGGATTACGGGAAAAATCAGCACTCAAACTTTTCTTGGAACCACAGGTTCAGTGGGGGCTGACGTAGTTGACAACACCATAGGTGGGATTGACTTTAGGATCGAAGAAAACAAACCAGCTATAGACTACAACCACGAGGGGCTCTCTCAAAAGGCTGATGGGTCAGAAATAAACTCATGGGAAAATGCTGGTACTGGTGGCAACACTTACAACATAGGGGCCAATGTTGGTGCCCCAATAGTATCTGATCCAGCTGTTAGCGCTTCTTACCTTTCTAAAAAGTCAGCTAAGTGCGACACAAACTCTTATTTTATAGTACCAACGTACTCCACGCCTAACGACTACACTCTTTACTTTGCCATTACCCAAACAAGGAATGACGCCCACCCATTCTATGGTGACGGGGACGGAATATGCTTCGGGTACAACCTAGGTCAGTTTAAGGAGGATGAAGCCAACCCAGGCGCGATAGCAAAAATAAGGTCTATGCACTTTGGCAACTTTGCCGTGCGGCACGCCTCCAGAATTGGAGCTGCAGCCATTTCGGAAGTTTCAGACGATTCAAACGGAACTATACCTTTTAAATACCCCAACTACGAAGGCGATATATATGACAGAATACTAGTCTTTGTGATAAGAAGAGACGTGGAGGGTAATATGTACATGTACAACAAGCTCGGTGAGTTTGTCTCATTTATAGCGGCCCGTACTGCAGCAACCCTTCTTAAGGACGGGATTAAATATACCGATGCTACTGACTACAGAACTGACGGAGACTTGAAGATCGAAAGACTCGGAACTATTAATGATATAACCACAAATGCGTTCGGTGGAAGCATCGCAAGATTTGGTGTTATACCAAGAGATATCGGAACATCATCCTGCATTAAATTAGCAGAAGATTTATACAACCTTTACAAAATTTAATTAAATGGCACAACAAACCAGACGGGCCCAAGGTCGCCCACCAAAGACCGAAGAAGCGGCTGCACCAGCCGCAGAGAAAAAAACAACTAAGCGACCACCTATCGTTCGTCGAGAGGAGGAAAATGTTCGCAAGGAGTTTGAAGTTCTAAACGGGGGAGGCATAGTATACATGCTTCCACAGCAAGGGGAAACTGTGTACGACCCTGAAACAGACAGCGTTCGCGAGATCCGCTACTGCCCTAATGAAAACTCTATTTGGAGTGATGAGCAGGGTGACAAAGCGGTAAAAAAATCTGTTATATTCCGAAACGGAAGACTCTTTGTAGATAAGACAGAACCAAACCTTCGTCGATTCTTGGAGCTTCACCCAGGCAACGTAGCCAATGGCGGCAATAAGTTCAAAGAAGTCAACAAAAAGGTGGATGCAGAAAAGGAGCTTGAAAAGGAGTTCCTTGTGACAGACGCTGTAGCTATGGTTAGAGACAAAGACATTACGGACTTGTTTGCCGTGGCCCTGTACTTCAAGGTGAATATCAACGCACCTACGTCAGAAATTCGTCACAACCTTTTGGGTATTGCCAAGTCTAAGCCAAAAGAATTTATCGAATCCTTTGATTCTCCGACAGTCAGAACTCGTGCTATAATTAAACAGGCGTCTGATTATCAGATAATTAAACTAGACCGAAGCTCCTGCAAGTGGTTTGACTCAAACACGCAGATTGTTTCAGTTCCAGTGGGGCAAGACCCCACCGACGTTTTGACGAGGTTCTGCCTCACGGAGAAAGGATCTACCGTACTAGCTGACATAGAAGATCGGCTAGAGCGTCTAGCATAAAGGAAGGCCCCGAAAGGGGCCTTTTTCTTTGTTGTATATTTGCGATATGATCAGCGTAATAGAAGTATATAACGCCGTAAGGGAATTGGCTAACAAAGATCAAAAAGGCTTTGTAACTCCAGCTGTATTTAACTCGTTCGCTGATGTTGCTCAACAGAATGCGTTCTCGACAATACTTGGGGAGCTCACTCAAGCCAAGGCTCTTAGATTAGGTCAAAGAGACCCAGGGGCGGGGGAGTCCGTCTACAGAGGCGTAGAAGACGATTTGTCAGAATACATCAGAGAGCAGAAGCTTGAGTCATCCAGAGAGCCAAACCTTACTGGAGACTCAAATCTATTCAAAAAACCAGAGGATTTTTACAAGCTTATCTCTATGAGAGTAGAGGGTGACGAAAGAACACCAATAGAGCTTGTATACAGGCCAGACCAAATGTCTCACATAACGTCTAGCAACTTGTCTGCACCTACTGAGCTGTTTCCAGTTGCGTTGGTGTCTAGATCTATAGAGGTGTTTCCTACTGATGTAGGAAGCGTTATTATGACATACTACAGACAGCCAGCATCTAGGATAATTTCTAATCAGGGCCTCTACTCAAAGGGCGATGTAGACTATGATTCTTCACCAAGATTTTCTGTATCAGCAACTGCGGCAGACGGATTCTACACCCCAGACATAAACAACTCAAGAGACTTCGACTTGCCAGAAAGATTCAAAGGCCTGGTCATTGCTGAAATATGCAAAATGATTGGAGTCAGACTTAGAGACAGTTTGATGGCTCAGTACGGACAAACACAAAGTAACTAATGGCTTATCAGGACGTTTCGGCTTCGGGTATGAACTACATACCCCTTAGTCAGGTAATCAATGATTTTAAAATAACCACGGACTCAGATGATTTCACTGCAAACGCATCTGATGCCGCAATAAGGAACTTCGCGCTCCGAGGCATACGTGAACTTGGGTTCGACGTTGTTAGTCGCATAAAGAGCCTTAAACTGGATGTCAATAAGGCGAACAACACGGTGTCTATACCAGACGACTACGTAGACATGATTAAGCTTGGCATTGTTGATTCTGACGGTTCGGTTAGAGTGTTTGGTGAAAACAAGCACATGAACTACTCTAGAAAGATTTCTGGTACGTCAACGTCAGACAGCGAGCAGGGTCCCCTCCCAATAGAGGCTAACTTTATTCAAAACAGAGAAGACGACAAGGGGGCTACTAACGCGGACATAAGTACCGCTGAGGATTACGATTACTATGTGTTTGAAAACTACATGTACAACGGTTCTCTAGGCAGGCTGTATGGGATTGGTGGCGGACAAAAGCACGGGGAGTACAGAATAAACCTTGATCAAAACAGAATAGAGATAGACACTGACGGGTCTTACAGCTCGATAGTGATGGAGTACGTGGCAGATGAGGCTAGATCTACTAACCCAGTAATCCACGTATACGCAGAAGAAGCTCTTAGAGCTTACATATACTACAAGCTTTGCGAAAGAAAGTCAACGGTTCCAGCGAACGAGAAAGCACGAGCCAGGTCTGAGTACTACAATGAAAGACGAAAAGCACAAAGAAGGCTTACGAACTTCACTAAGGACGAGGCTATGCGCGTAACTAGAAAGAACTTTAAACTTGCCCCTAAGTACTGATGATCGAGAAGAGGTATCCAAGGAAGCTTAATAAGTCGATTGACTCTAGACTGCTTGGCCCAGACGAAATGTCTGACGCCATAAATATTAACACGTCAGAAGACACTCGTGGCGGAGGGGGAAATGCTGGGGTCATTAAGCCCCTTAAATCTAACACGCCTCTAAACGAAGGGTTTGCAAGCTTTAGCGATGGCAATAAGACCGTAGTTGGAAAGGTAATGTGTGACAAATACGATGTCATATATTTCTTTGTCTACGATGCAGATGGTCAAAATGGCATTTATGCCTACGATCCAGAAAAATATCTTCCAGGAAGCAATGGAAAAAACGGCATAACCAAGGTTTTTTCTAGCCCATCTCTTACCTACGGTCCAGAAGTATTTATAAAGGCAGACATAACTTACGTACAGCGCAATTACGAGACTGCTGATGGGACTCTTTACGAGGACGTCCCGTACATCTTTTTCACTGACAATGTAAGTCAGCCAAAAAAAATAAACGTACTT